AGCGCTGACGTCACGGGGGGGAAGAGGGGGGAACTCCGGTCCGGTACGGTCAGGTCCGGTACGGTCAGGTCCGGTAGGGTGCTGACTGTCATTTTTGTCATATGACCGGTCATCGCCGGTCAGCGCTGACGTCATCACTTCGTCATGCTGACTATCAGCACCATTTGGTGACCGGAGACGCTGACGTCGACGTGCCTGGGCCTCGCGGTTGGCGGCCTTGCGTAGCTCACGCTGGTCGTTGAGCTTGCCCGCGTAATCGGGCCAGTCGTGGAGCACATACCCACTCGCCGAGCGCTCCAGGAACCCCGGTTTCCCCTCACCACCACACTCCAGCAGCGCCCGCACGAAACGTGCGGCGTCCTTGACCGGCCAACCCGCGGCGTCGGCCAGGTCCTCGGGCGTGACCTGGCCGATCAGTCCCTGTGGGTTGGCGTTATCTAGCCCCCACCACCACAACTCGTCCAGGTGCCCCAGCAGTTTGTGACGATCGCACTTAAGCACAGCCGCCACCCGCAGCGTCTTACGGTGATGACTGAGCGACTGGTGCAGCTGGATGTAGGCCATGCTCTCTACTTCCGCTTCGCGCGCACGCCCTGCACCGTGTAGTCCGGCAACCGCACCCAGCGATTCAATCCGAGCAAGCGATAGCCGTCGCCTGTGGCTGCCCATAAACCGACGGCCACGAGGTCGGCGACCGTGTCCGCCAGCTCCGCCTCAGTCTCACCCAGGCCCTCAGTTACCTCCGCCAATGTGAAGTCCAGATCGCGCCGCGGCGTCTTCTCTGCTCGCTCCGAGAGATAGCCGGCCGACATCAAATACAGGCCAAGCGCCGACGCACCTGACTTCAACTCGTGCTGGTGAGTGGTAGTTCGTGCGTCCCCTCCTAGACTTGCTCGCTCGAGCGTGTGCCGTGGCGCCGGCGCCCATTCGACGGGACGGCGACCGGCTTCTCTTCGTCGATATCGTCCGCCTCCGCAACGTGGCCGTTCGATCTGGATTGAACCTCGATCCCCGGTAACGACTCCTGCTCACGTTCAAACTGGGCGTCAAGCGTCTGGCCAACGAGCGCGAAGGCCTCCTCCCGATCGACCGGGTCCAGGAGCTGAAAGCGCAGAGCGAACTTGGTCCGCACGCCATCCTGGTGCTGGATCGCGCGTGCGTCACGCTATCGAGCTTGAGTCGCATGTCAGTGGTTGTCCTTTCTCGGTCTGTCGCGACATGTTCTCCAATGATTCGTCCCGGTCCTCGTCCCATCCGGTTTGATGTCGAAGGGCGTGCGCCGTTCATGGGCAGAACTGAAGCCCCACCAGATTGGCGCCCCACAGCCCGTCTGAGCGCAGCGTCGCGCGGGCGCCGCGCTGGCCAGCAGGATCTGGTGGGCGTCGTTCGGATAGATCCGCCACGCGTACTCGCGCTGAGTCTCGCCCTCGAGCGCCGGCGGCATGGTGCGCGGCATCAGCTGGGCTCCCTTCCAGATTGCCCCGCTGTCTCCAAAACCCACGCTGCAGCAAACGACGGCGTGAAGTACGACCACAAGTGGTGACGTACCGCGAGCGCCATCCAGCCCAGCGAGAAGTCAATGCGAGAAGTCTTGCCACCATCGCGCCGGCTGATCGCTGCGTAGTCGTCCTCGAGGCGCGACCGACCGAAGTCGTTCAGGTCCTCAATCGAGAGCTTCATGGGCGGTCTTTCGTGGCATTTAGCTGTTGAACGGCCGAACTGCTAACTGCCACGTTTCGGCGACGTCTTGCCCGCTCGCGGCAGGCATCTGAGCAGTATTTCGCATCGCTCCGCTGGGCAGGGAAGTGACGGTTACAGCGCGGGGCCTGGCATGGGACAACCAGAGGCACTCCAACCGCTGGACAGCGCGGGCCCGGGTGCGCGCAGATCCAGTAACTCCATGCCTTGCGAATATGGAGCTGGCGGCGCCAGCGAGGATCAGTGCCCGTCGGCCGGCGCATCTTGGGCACCATCTCGCACACTGTCCATCCAGCGGCGCGCGCCGCGACCACCAGGTCCACCGCCTGCAGCTGCTGCACGCTCTGGTGGACCATGTCGGCCACCTTGGCCAGCAGCATGCCGTCGCCAACCAGCACCTGACGTACGACCTCCAGAAAGCCAGCGTACAGATGGGTGATGTTGTGGAAGCCACGCAGCGCGACATCCGCCGTTCCGTACGCCGCCGACCACGTGCCTTTGGTGAAGGCACGCTCACCACCATCGGTCTGATGTGGCGGATCCCAGACCACGAGTTGGAAGCTCGACGGCGCGAACAGCCGCGGCAGATCTCGCCATTCACCGACCACATCGACCCCAGGCATTGGGCGCTGGTCGAATCGTGTTGTCGGCTGGTACGGACAACCACGCCAGATCGCGCCGCGACCCCAGGTTGCATCCAGCGTGATCGGCTCGTGGTAGTAGTGCAGCCCGATCAGCTGGTTCAGGACCTCCGCATCGCTGCTCACACGACTCATGGGGTGACGATGCCGGCCTCCGCATCGCGCACTCGCCGCTCGAGGTCCTCGACCGCAGCAAGGGCGTCCACGTCGCTCACCGACTGACTGAGGGGCTCGTACTCGACGCCCAGGTCGCGCGCCTTCCCCGTCAGCAGTCCCCAGCGCTCCCGCAATTGCGCGCGGTTGAGCTGCGCCACCGTCTCGTCTCGCGCCTGGGCCGCAGCGTGCGCCTGCTCCACAATCGCCGCGGCATGGGGGTCCTGCACGACTTCGCCGGTGCACGTGTCGACCGCGTAGACGCTCTCGCCGAGCATACGGGTGTATTCATCGGCTCGGGCCGCTGTTTGGCGTTCTGACGGACGTTCGACCACGACCGGGCCCGTCGGTTGCTCGCCCTCGTCTACATCCGCGAGCCCGCCCGTCTCGGATGGGAACGCACGCCGCAAGGCCTGGCGTTCCGCGGCAATCGCCAGCATGCTGCGCGGGCGCGCGCGCCACATCCGGCCGCGCGGTCCGACGCCTGGATAGCACTCATCCATGAACGCGACGCCCTCGAATGCGCCAACGCGCGCGCCATTGTTGGCAAAGACCGTGACGACGCATTTCGCCGGCACCGGCTTGGTCGCGCCACGCTCGTCGACGCGCATGTCGTAGATGTCAGAAAAGCGTGGCTCACCCGCGCCGACGTACCGGCCAGTCTTGACCGCGATGGTGCGCAGTCCGTCTATCCCAATATGGAGCGAGGGACTGCTGCTCTCGCCCCCAAAACGCTCGTAATACACCTGTTTGAGGAGCGCGTCGAGCCCACGCCGACGCACCCCGGCGATCAACGTGACGAGCTCCTCCATCGACGAGCACTCTTTGAACGTGGTTGACGCCAACAACACCAGTTCCGTTTCGTCGACGCCCGCCAGCTCCAGCGCACGGTTGAGATCCATGCTCGAGGTGGCCGGCGGCAGGTCGCCAAACTGGCGGATGCCCGAGGCCTGCGGTCGGCGTTGTTCAAGAGCTCGGGTCATAGCGGATAGGTCCTCCCGTCGAAGGCGATGGCGGCGTTGGCCCACATCCTGGCCTCCTGCAGCTTGCGGATCGCCAGCGTCCGCTCCGCCGACTGCGGGCAGTTGTCCAGCACGGCGTCGTACATGGAGGTCGCGGCGAGGCTGATCGTTTCGTGGTGCCTGGCCTGCTCCGCGTTTGGAGCGTGGTAGACCATCGGATTCAACATCTCGGGCGCCGGCTGTTTGACGTTGTCACTCATGTGGTGTGGCTCCTCTTGTGGCGGATCTCAGTCACGGCACGAACCCCTGAGCGTAGGCCTCGCTGTACGCAGCCAGGAACTCCCACGCCTGGCGGTTCCACCTCGCGATCTACAACGTGTTGACTGGTGCTACGTGGAAGCATCTCGCCCTCTAGCGATCTGCTCCAAAAACTCGTACATGACACGGTTGTGCCGCGCATCCGCCAGCGCGTGGTGCTCACCTTTGCCCTGTTCTGGCAGCGCGGGGTTGCCGAGCTCGTCAGCCCACTGCTTCAGGTCGCGGCAGTACATGGGGAAACCCTTGGGCAGGTTCACCATGGCGCCGAACAACTGGCACAGCACCACCCAGTCGTAGTCGGCGTAAAAGCCCCAAAACTCGGGCTTTCCGTGCTGCTCAGGGTTGCAGAACTCAAGGATGTCGTCACGGATGCCCGCCCGGAACTTGGCTGGGCACGACGGGAAATCGTCCCAGGAAACGTGCGGGCCGTGAGCCCGATGCACGAGCTGAGGTAGGACATGCTCGCGAACCCAGTCGTTGGCCAGGTACATGTCCGGGTCCAGGTTCTCGCGGTACAACTCGCGGCCGTCCTCCGCCACAATGCCGATGCTCAGCAGCTCAATGCGGCGGCCGTCTTCGGCGAATTCTGTATCCAACCAGTAGCGCATCAGGGAAGCTCCCACGCCGCGTCGTCGGTGCGGTCGGTCTCATAGCAGCGGCGATCACCGGTGAACCACTGCCAGCGCTGATAGTCGAACTGCGGAAGACCTTTGCCGATGTGCTTCTGGTGGCCGTCAGGCTCGAGCATGCAGCGCGTGTGCAGACCATTCGTCTCGGCAGGCGGGGTGGGCCGCTCCGGGTACCAGCCCATGCTGATAGCGACCGGACAGCGAGTTTTCTCCTCGCTCATCGGAGGCCCAATCTCCGGCTACACGCCGGCCAGGCTTGCCAGCCCTGCACCGCGAGCCCGCGCTGGGCGACAGCGATCTGGGCGCCGCGCGTGGCGAGGTCCGGCCGCGAGGCATAGGCCAGCCCGCCGTGGCGCCGCCAGAAGACCAGGTCTTCCTGGAGCCCGCCAAAGTACGAATTGCCCGAGTTCAGGTGCCAGCGACCGCTGCTCTCACAGTGCGCCAGATCGTCCCATATGCCGTAGGCCGGCTCGGGGGTCGGAACTGCCGCGACTTCCCGCACTTCCGGCTGTTCCGCTTTTTCTGGATAAAGCTCATCTGAGGCGCCTGATCCAGCCTCGTCCGCGGCGTGGATGCCCAGCGCGGCGCCGCCGACCGCAACGACCACGGCTCCGAACAGCGCGCCGGCCACAAACCAGCGCGCCATCAGGACCTCGCCCTGGTGATCTGCCGCAGCACCGTGGCAGCGCCGAAATCAAGGCAGATATCGCAAGCATGCTCGTCGTCGGGGCAGTCGCAGACGGCGTACTGCACGTGAGCACACTCCCCGTTGGCGCCCTTGTCGTCGTCGCACGGGAGCAAGTCGGCCGCGGCCTTGTGCTGGCGACAGACGTGGCAGAACACCTCGGGCTTGCCGTCGAACATGACGTGGTAGAGCGGCATCAGACGGCTCGCTCCGCGCCTTCCTCGCGCAGAATCCGCAGCCCTTCTGGAGAGCGCAGGACATACTTCGTCACCCGCTGCAGCCTCCGATGTGCCTCGGGCGTGCCACGGATGTCGACGACCTCGCCGATCGGCTCCTGCTCCTCGGCGGACAGCCGCCGTCGGATGTGAAAGGCATAGCCGGTCCATTCCTCCCATTCGCCAAGGTCGGCGTCACCAACACCCTCGAGGGCCTCGAGCGCGAACCGTCGCAGTGACTGCTCACCGACTGGCCAGCCGGGCAGAGGAGCCGCGCTCGCGTGCCACACGGGCCCGCCCAGTTCCATCTGGATTCACTCATAGCCGCTGTTCACCGTGAGCACCACGGAGTGCGTGCCCTTGAGCCAGCCGAAGCGCGGATTGCACGTTTCCGAGGCGAGGCGGCAGTGTAGGCGCAGCGCCAGCTCCTGGTGTGCATTCACAGCGGCAGGTCCTCGTCGTCGCCATCACGAGTGGCCACGAGCTCGCGCTCGTCCTGCTGCTGCTCCTGCTCCTCGTTGCGGCGTTTGGCCGCCTGGTAGCGCTCCTCGCGCTCGGCGTCCTCCGCGAGCTTGCACGCTGGGTGCAGGTAGCCCGTCTCGTCATCGCCGAGCGGCTCGTGGCACTCGTTGCAGAGCCGCGGCGTGCGCAGCATCGTGCGCCGCACTTCGAGGCTCGCCGAGCGACTCAGGCGCCCTTCCACGTTGCGCGCAGCCCGATCGAGCAGCCAGTCCGCGATGTCATCGATGCCTTCGTCGGCGTCGAGCGTGCCGCTCACCTGGCACATGGCCTGATCCCAACCGTAGTCACCGTTGCTGCGCCGCATCTCCACTTCGACGGCTACGCGGACGTCTCGCATTACGAATGCCTCCCGAGCGTGCGCAAGATGTCGAGCCAGGCATGGTGACCTGGTCGACCACAGTCGTGTTCGTGCCACACGTAGACCTCGAGCTCCGGCACACGCCCCAATAGCCCGAGGATGCGTTCTTGATGGGGCTCTGGCTCCTCACGCGCGCGTTTCACTTCGGCGCGGATGTGACGCTTTCCCCGGACGAGCTCGAGGTCGGGCCAGCCCTCGGACGAGTGGCGCGAGTCGAACTCGTGGTGCGTTTCCCAGCCACACAGGTGCGCGTACTCGACGATGCGCGCCTGGAACGATTTCTCTGGCTCCACCCGTGGTCGGCGCCGCGTAGCAGGGAAGGCCAGACCGCGGCGCACGATCTGGTCAGTCATCGCCTCGTCTCCACGTCCTGGACCTGGGGACTGAGCTCGTGGTCGTCGTCGGCTATCGCGTCGAGGACTTCTTGCAGCGGTCGATCCCAGCCTGTGCCGCCGATATGCCTGGCCAGCAGCAACACGGCGTATTCGAGCCGCTCGATACGCTCCGCCAGCACCTCGCGCTCGACCAGCTCCTGCTCGGTCATCGACAGGTTCCCGATAGCCGCTCTGCGATCACGCCCGCGCCGAAGCAGCCGAGCATCAGCAAGAGCAGGCGCTGCCCCAACGTCATCGCAACTCCACCAGCGCCGGCTGCAGCATCGCCTGGTAGCGGTCGCGCTGCGTCACCAGCATCGCCAGCTCGGTGACGGTGTCCAGCAATACGCCGCCGTCGTCGTAGTCGAGCGCGCCGGCCTCAGCTGCCTCGTTGAAGAACGCAAGCAGGCGATCAACCTGCTCAGACGTCAGCCGCCAGACGACGTCGCTCATCGGCTGAGCCGCTCCCGCGCTGAGGCGAAGGAGGCGATGTCCGCGTCGATGAAGCGGTCTGCCCACGTTGGCGTGATGCCCAGGTCGAGCATCTCCGCGCGTAGCCACGCCTTGGTCCCGTCGAGGTCGTCTTCCACCCGCTGCGCCGCGGCGAACATGAGCACCGCCATGCGCGCGTTGATGCAGATCGGACACACGCCCGGGGCGATGTCATCGGGGCCGCCCGTGAATTCGTCGCCGCCCTCGCGACCGCAGTAACGGCACTGATCGATCGGCGTGCTCATCGTCGGGTCAACTCCCAGATCAGGCGACCGATGCCGAGCCAGATCGAGGCGCCAGCCAGGAATGCCGCCAGCTTCCATCCGTTCCAGTGCCAGTCCTGCTCGTCCACGGGCAGGCTCGCGCCAGGGCCTGAGGGGTTCACGGCTTAGGCCTGGCGGCGGACCGGGAGACGTCGCAAAACAGGTTCAGGGCGGTGTTGTTCCGCGATTCGCTTCTGTTCGGCAATCCAGTCCTGGGTGGCCGAGAAGGGAATCAACCTGGCGGTGCCAATCTTGTAAGACACCAACTCGCCGCGACGGATCAGTTTCTTGACCGTCGAGGGCGACACGCCCAGGACGTGCGCGGCTTCCTCGATCCGAATGTTTCGATCATCGGTCATGCCGCGACGTTGACCAACGTGCTCAGGTAGAAGCGCACCGCGTCGCGGATGACCACCGAGGGTCGCACCTGCCGCTGCGCAGCTAACCGCTCAATCTCTCGAAGCTGCGCCGGGCTCAGGAAGGTGTTCGCCCGTTGCAGGTTGCCGGGGTTTTCGTCCTCACCCGACATAGTTGATCCCCCAATGATTGGTAAGTTCCGCGCCGATTCGGTAATCAGCTATACGGTAGCGCCACATTAGTGTCGATTCTGTTACGCGTCAACGTGTTTCCGGGGATAAGGGCTGGCCCGCATGAACTGTTAAATCTTCATGCACCTTCCGGTACCCGCCGGTGACCCTGTGCGCCTACACTGTCACAATCAGATTCGATGCCCCTAAAACGCGGTCGTAAGCTGGCCACGCCACCAGCGCCCTCCACGTCGAACGGACACCAGGCCCGCGCTGAAGCCGCTGGCCCCAGCGGCACAGGGGAGCCGCCCGTGGCAGAAGAAGAAGAACTCGTCGCTGACGCCGACCTCGAGCGTTTCGCACTAACGCTCAAACGGTTGCGACTGCTTGCCGGCCTCACGCGTCCGGCTGCTGCCCAGGAAGTTGGCTGCACGCCGCGCCAGCTAGAGCATTGGGAAAAAGCCGGCGCCAGTCCGCACATCCGGTACATCCTGCGACTCGCACAAGTGTTCAAAGTCACCACGGACGAGCTCCTCGGCTACGAACCCAATCCCGAGGCTGTCGACGACGCCACGCGTGATGCTATCACAGCATTAGAACGCATGTTCGAAACCATGGGGCTGCCGCGCAATGTGACGATCAACGTCCAGCCGCGCGGGATCGGTCAGCAATTCAATCAGTACCTGCCTGGCAGCTACCGGCGCAGCACGCCGACCCGAGCCCACCCAGACGCCGACATCAGTACCGAGCAGACACGCCCCGTCGAGGTGAAGGCCCCATGATCGGCCCCATCTTGGACACCATCTTGGACACCATTAACTGAGCCGGCCACACCTTCGGGTACCTTTCTGCGTCTGATGGCGGAGCCATTTTGATCTCCGGGGCCCGCCGGTAACCACCTGAGACCGGCGATTTCCGGATCTGAAAATCGCGGTGTCGGCAGTTCGACTCTGCCCCTCGGCACCATACTTTTCGAGATTGGAACCATACTCTCAGACGAGGGTGCTGACCTTGCCGAGCGAGGTTTGGACACCATCTTGGACACCATTAGCCGAAAGGATGGTGTCCAAACGGGCCGCGGCCTGCCGGCGCGCCGAGCCGTACTGGTGGCCGTAGATATCCGCGGTGATAGCCAGAGTCGAGTGGCCCAGGATCTTCGAGACCTCCCAGAGCTCGACTCCTTGCGCGAGTAGCAGCGATGCGGCGCTATGTCGCAGGTCGTGTAAGCGAACGTCCTGGAAGCCGGCCCGCCGGCGTATCGCGTCCCAGATGCGATACAGGGTTGTGGTCTCGAGGCCTCCCCCGAATGCGTTGCAGAACACCAGGTCGCGGTGCACCCACAGGTTCGCCGCGCGGCGACGTTCTTCGATCTGACGCTCGCGGTGCGCTTCGAGCGATCGCGCAATGACCACGGGAAGCGCCACGGTCCGCACTGACCCATCCGTTTTGACCCTGGCGAGTGTGAGCTGGCGCTTCCCGTTGGTGTCCTGCGACTCCGCCAGCTGGTGAACCACGCGTAGCTCGCGCTGGGCAAGATCAACGTCACACCAGCGCAGACCGAGCAGCTCACCACGGCGCAACCCGACCAGGGCCAGATTGATAAGCGCCTCGAGACGCTCACCACGGGCGACCTCGAGCAGGTGGCGAGCCTCAGCCTCGTCCAGGACGCGGATCTGGAACGGCACCGACTGCTGCCCGCGCGTGCGGCCCTTGCGCTTGGCAACCTGTGCCGGGTTTCGAGCAATCAACTCCAGTTCGAGGGCGTCCGCGAGTGCGACGCGAAGCGTGGCGTGGATGTAGCCTACGGTGCGCTCGGCGAGACCTTTGGCGCGCAGGGAGCGGAGCAGCTGCTGCACATCGCGCGGCTGAACCTGGCCCAGGCGGACGCGGCTGATGGCATGCGGAATGATGTGGTTCTCGATGTTGACGCCGTAACCGCGCAAGGTCGTCGAGCGGCGCTCCTGGTCGGTGTGAGCCTCCGCGATCCACTGGCGCAGGTATTGGCCGAGGGTGAGCCTGTCGCTGGGGATGGTTAGGCCGCGGTCGCGGTCGACGCTCAGGCCACGCAGCGTCTCTCGGACCTCCTGAGCAGTATCGCCGCGCACGAGTTTGCGTTTGCCGCCACCGACCCGCAGTGAGGCAACCCATTTGCCGCGGCTTGCGTCGAATCGCGGCTCGCTGCCTTCGCCGTTAGCGCGTCGAGCCATCGGAGTCTGACTCGCGCTCGTGCTCGGTGACGTAGCGACGGAGCGCATAGATGACCAGTGAAGAGAAGGTGCGGTCCTCGTCCTGGGCGACACCCAGGGCTCGTTTGCGCAGACTGGCGGGGAAGCGAATCGTCACCGCGACGGTGTCCTCGGGTTGCTCGTCTGCGTCTGCTCGGCGCTTGGGCATACCTGTTGTTGCTGACATGGTAGGCGATTGTACGCCGTTACACCCGATCCTGCCACCTATTTGGTTGCATGTAGAACCGCCACGGTGTATAGTGAGCGCATCACACAAAGAGAGCAGGCCAGCGTTCAGACCGCCGACCTGCTCGTGGCCAACACCCTGTTTGGAGGGCATCGACCAATGACAACCGTACTTCTTCCCGAAAGTGATCCGCGTGGCCCGAAGGCGGTCGCCATCGCCACCGATGCCGGCCAGTGGCTCAAGGTTCGCACCCGTGATGGCCGCAAGGCCTACGGCATCCGCTCCAGCCAGGACAGCAACCAGATCTACTTCGTCACGCGCACCAGCTGCACCTGCTTCGACGGCCAGCGCCGCACCTGCAAGCACCAGATCGCCGTCCAGCTCCACTGCGAGCTGATGGCCGAGCAGGCGCCGAAGCTGCGCATCGTGGGCGGCTCAAAGGGCTTCGAGCCCATCGTGCGAGACGAATGACGAGTAACGGCCACGGTGGTCACGTCACCGTCGAGGGCACCGTGGAGGCCGTCAACGACCGCGGCGTCAAGCTCGACGGCGAGTGGGTGAATTTGAGCAAGTACCGCCGGCTAGAGTTGCCCGACGCCGGCGCGCGCGTGCGGGCCGAGGTCGACCAGCGTGGTTACCTGTGCACCATCGACGTGCTCCAGCCAGCGCCCGATGCAGGAAGTCCCGCACATTTGAGTCAGCACGACGATCGGATCACCCGCCTGGCCGTGCTCAAGGCCGCAGCCGAGTTCGTCGGTCTGTGGGGCCAGACGCGTGAGGACGTCCGCTCGGACCACGTCCTGGTGCTCGCCGACAAGTGGTTAGCCTGGGTCGAGCAATCCTGAGCCATGGCCGACGACGGCGCCTGGTTCAAATGGAGACATTTCCATCCGCGCGAGGCTGAGGATCCGGCGCGCGCCTTCGCTGCGGGCATCCTGGTCGGCCGGCAACAGATGCTCAGCGACTCGTCCCAGTGGATCCAGCTCGAGCCGCTGCTCGCCTCGCTGCTCGAGGAGCTGGTCACCCTGCGTGAGGAGCGCGCCATCGAGCGCCAGGTGGTCGCCTCCGACACGCGCGAGCCTGAGCCCGCGTTCTGACCACAACATGTGGGATTCCGGTCCATGGAAGCTACTACGGGTTGCGGCTAAAATACGTGCGACCCGCTCGCCAAAGCGGGTCGCACAAAACAGTTCCCTCGGAAGCCAAAGCGGGGCTTCGGGAAACCCTGGTCTGACTGTAACCCTACGGGGTTAGCCAAGGCATGAACAAGCCCCGCGGACACTTCCGGCGGGGCTCATTCATTCCTGCGGGGTAGACACCCCAGGCGGACCAACACTTCCGACTCTACCCGGAAGCTGCCCGGATGTGTCAAGCCAAGGCGTGGTCGATCGCTCCTCGCGGGAACAGCTCTCGTGAAAGGAAACAGACCACCAAATGGCAGACAAACCATTGAAGCCGGGGCAGCGCGCACCGGCTTCCGGGCAGTACGGACTGACTGGACCGCGCGGCGGCCAACTCGGCCCGGAACGAACGGTCACCCAGGGTGAACCGTTGCCTCCAACACCAAAGCCGAATCAGGGCTATGTGTTCGTTGATCCGACCCACAACGGTGCCGGTAAACCCAAGAAGTAAGTAGCTTTGATCCCCGTGCCGAAGTCAGACGGTGCGGGAATCGTTCCGTCACGCGCAAGAAGGGGAGGTGTACGAAGCCCGTGAAAAGAATACACACGGTCAGAAACTGCACCGATTGGGCCCGCGGTGTCTAGCACGACCAGGTTGCAGCTCACGACGCTTGGGGTCGCCATCGTGATTACCGCCGTGCTCCGGCTGATCGGCTACCCGGACCTGTCGCGGATCGTCGAGGCGTTCCTGAACGGCGGTGGCATCGCCAGTGGGAACGTCGCCGTCGTCGTCGGCTTTATCGTCGCTGTGCTCATCTGGTGGGCCATCGCCTACTTTGTCGCAACGCGAGTCCGGCGCTCGAGACCCACAGCTTGATAGAGGTAACTGTGTGGTTAGCGCGCTCTGCTGAGCGCCGTGATCCACGTCGTGACGACGCTCGACAGGATGGCGATCGCGGCCTGATCCTCGATGTTGGTCGAGTTGCCGATCAGGATCCAGAAACACCCGAGCGCGAAGAACACGGTCAACCAGAAACCGGCGAACAGCCGCGCCAGCGTCAGCGTGATCTTGAGACCGCGGTACTCGAGGATGACCTCATGGTCGGGGTCTTTCTTCTGAGGCTCCTTTGGCCACGTCATAACACCCGCAGACCACTGATGACGTACAGGAACATCACCACCACCACGATGCCGCCGACGGCCAGCAGGATGCTCACGATGGGGCCTTCCCAGCGGGTGCCCAGCGCGGCTCGCTTGCGCTGGTAGCCGATCGACAACGTCACCTCCAGTCTGAAACTGGAGTGTGGATCGTCAGACTCAGAGGTATCCGGCTCGGAACCAGATCCAGACAGCGACACCGAGCAGCACCAGGACCATCAGCCAGAACAGCGCCCGCTCGAGCAACCCTTCAGATCAGCCGTGCAACCGCCAGCGCGCCGATCAAGCCGAACACGACCGTCGCGGTATCTGGCACCACGCCGAGCACGCCCAGTACGGCGATCACCAGCACCAGGATGGCGATGATGGCGCCGATGGTGACCCACGCCGGGCCTGTCTGAGTCACGCGCATCGTCAGCTCCTTCCTTCGCTCACGGCTTGTAGATGCTCTCGTCGCAGGCGCCAGGCACACCGGGGATGCTGGCGCTGTCGGTGTTCTGCCAAAAGGTGATCTCGCTCCAGCCGGCGGGTACCTCAGGGGTGCTCGACTGGTAGGCCGCCAGCCACAGCTGGTTGCCGAAGGCGGCTGCAACCGACACGTCGTACAGACCGTGCGGCTGCAGAAACCACGGCCCGGAGTACAGCATCGGCATGATGCTGGTCCTGTCATGCACCAGCGCTGCGAACGTGATCGCCCAGCTCGCCAGGTCGCCGCTGCCAGCTTCGAGATCGAGCACGAGCAAATCCCCAGGCTGATAGGGCACGTTGGCCAGGAACCAGTCGGCCTCAGCCTGCGGCGTGTGCGAGTCGGGTCGGGCGAAGTGGTACGTGCCGCGCACCAGGCCGTTGTCGTGGATGCGTTGCCAGTCCCGCTCGAAGTACGGATTCAGGTAGTTCGTGCTCTCGGTTGCCTTGACGAAGGCGAACTTGCAGCCTGAGTTCGCCACGGCGGCCCAATCGACGTTTGGCTGATACGACGAGACGTCGGGCCCACGGTCGCCAGGACTGAGCGGCAGGATCGACGGTGGTGTCGGCGCAGGCGACGGCTGCGCTTCGGCCTGCTGCGGGTACAGCAGCGTGGGACTAAGCGTCATCAGCCAGGCTGGCGCCGTCGGCGGCGTTCCAGACGATGACCCGCCCAGCAGAGAACCCCTGCTGCGTGCCGACCGGCGTCTCGATCTCGGGCGTCACCGGCAGGCCCAGATACACCCCCTCAGTGCGGAGCTCGCGCCAGTATTTGTAGATCGCGCTTTCGGTATTGCACGGCTGACCACTCGCGGCCCACACTTGGTCGTCGATCCACGACCCACTCATGCGGGTACCTCCGTTGCTTGCACTACACCATTGGTCGGCGCGGATTGATCCTCGAGAACAAACACGCCGCGCTCCAGATTCAACCCGCGGCGTGTATCTGACGGGATACCGATCGCCTCGGCGACCACCTGACACACCAGATCAAGCTGCTGGTACATCGTCCGAATCCTTTGCAGCGACGTCTCAGGAATCTGGACGTCGCTCACGCCTTCGCCTCGAGCGCGTCCAGCCGCGTGTTGGTCTGGGCCACGAATTGCTTGAGCGCCTCAAAGACGATCGCCCCCACGCGCGAGTAATCCATGCCGACGGCCTTGCCATCGTCGTTGGTCTCCACGATGGCCGGTACGTGCGGCAGCCAGTGATCAGCCACAAAGCCGATCTGGCCCACATTGCCGTCCGTGTGGTCGTAGCTGACGCCGTGCAGGTCGTCGTTGAGCACGATCGCCAGCGGGTCGTCCAGCGGCAGGATGTTGGTCTTGAACTCGATCGAGCTCGCGCTGATCCAGGTATTCGAAAAGCCCTTGCCGAAGTTGGCCGGCGAGTTGGGGAGCTCGATGCCGTACGTCGCCGGGAAGACGCCCTGTGCGCCGAGCGAGCCCTGGATGACCACCGACGGATACAGGCTCAGGTAGCCCGGCGAGCCGGTGCGGGCGACGTACACGTTGGAATCGCCGAACATGATCTGACCGTTGGCAGGCAGCGTCAGCGGCGTGGTCAGCTTGTCGCCGCTGACCGTGGCGGCGCCGATATTGCCGCCCTGGACCTGACCGGTGCCGATGTCCGCGCTGGTGATCGTGCCATTGGAGATGTTGCCGCTGGTGATCGTCTCGGCAGCGATGTTGCCGCCGCCGATCGTGCCTGGTGCGATGTTGCCGCCAGCGATCGTGCTCGCCGCGATGTCGCTGCCGGTGATCGTGCCGTTGGAAATGTTGGCGCTGGTGATCGTCTCGTTGCCGATGTCGGTGCCAGTGATCGAACCGTCGGCGATCTTGGACGAGTTGACCGCCCCGTCGGTTAGCTGGGTTGTACCCACCGCGCCGTTGATGATGTTGGCGGTGCCCACCGCGCCAGCCGCTAGCTGCGCGTTGCCAACTGCTCCGGCTGCCAGTTTGGCCGTACTGACGGCCCCGTCAGCTAGCTGCGTCGTGCCGATCGAACCCGGTGCGATCGCCGCCGCGGTGACCACACCCGGTGCGATGCGCGCCACGGGTAGCCCCAGACCAGCACCGTGGGTGTGGTTGTCATGCGCCAGTCCCAACCCCTCGAGGTCTTCTTTCTTGAACGGGTCGGTCGGCGCGGTGGCGTACGGATACGGGTACACCGTGTGGTTGGTGGCGTTCTGTCGGCTCATGCGCGGATCACCTCCTCAGGCCGTTTGGGGGCTCCACTGCACGGCCTTGACGTGCAAGCTACCCCGCCAGGTTCGGCCAATCTCATCGAACGATTGTGAGATCGCGTAGTCGGTGAACGACAGCTGCTGGATGCTCTCGTTGGGCAGCGTCACCGCGACCGCCCCGGCAGTGTCGACGGCCTGCTCAACCAGGTGCTGAATCTCCTGACGGCCGATGCGCAGCGGCACGCCGTCGCGCCTGACCAGCCCGTCGGCGCACAGAATGTCGCACTCGAACTGCATGTAGCGGGCTGGCCGTAACGCGTGCCCGACGGCGAAGGCCGAGACTTGCGGGCTGGCCGTCGCCGCGGTGTTCTGCAGGTGCACGCGGAAGGCCGCCAGGACTGCCGCGGCGTCGGTCGGCATGGCGAACTCCTCGTAGATCTGCGAATCGAACACGTTCGGCAGCGTCGTCCAGGCTGCCAGCGTCGGATCCAGCTTGTAGTCGACGGTGACGAAGTCCTGGGCGTCCAGGAACGTGCCGGTGACCGCCAGGTGGCGCACGCTCTTGATTGAAGCGTGGTAGCCGCCGTGCCAGATCGGCAGGTCGACCCAGCCGTCGCCAACGTCGAACAGGTACGCCATGCACGCCGCCGGGTTGGGCACACACGGGTTGATCAGGTACGCCACGCTGCCGTCGCTGAGGCCCATCCACGTCTGGGTGTGGCCAGATGGTGCGTCGATCGAGCTCTCGAACAGCGCCTGGATGACCACGTTCGGCAGGCCGTGGCTCAGGCTGCCGTGCCACACGTCGACACGCGCTGAGCCCTGCGCCGCGGCCGCGAAGGCACTCGCCTGGGTCGCCGCCACGAAGCCACCGAACTTCATCAGGTACGCAATCTGGGTGTCCGGGTTATACAGACCGGCCAGCGCGAACATGTCGCCCACACCGCAGAACGCCGTCACCTGGCCGCGCACCGGCCCGTCGTTGGTCATCAGCTTCTCGGGTCCGACCTCCTCGAGCGACAGGTCGGCATTCAGACGGAAAAAGACCTTGCCGTAGCTGACGTACAGACCATTTTCGAACTGCCCCGCCCAGCGCCCGTTATCGACGCGCTTGGCGAATTTGAGAAACGGGAACAGCGAGTGGTCGTCGCCGGCCTGGTCGAGCGTGTACAGGCCGTCGGTCTTGGCGATGACCATCGTGCCCGCGGCGGTCTGCAGCAGGTTGGTGATCGGCGCGCTCTTGTCGCCGGCTCTGAAGATCAGGTTGGTGTAGTTGGCCTCGTTGGTCGGGTCAGCGTTGGTGTCGCACTTGCGCATGCGGTTGATGTCGTCGGCCCACCAGAACTCGCGCCCGAGGGCGATAAACGCCAGCGCGGTGAATGTCGCAAACGCGGTGTACGCGGAACCGTTAGACGTCCACTGCGCCACCCCCGAAGACAGCGCAAAGAACGCGCGCTGCACGCCGTCGAAGTTGGACGTGAACACCGTCACGTTCAAGATGACGATGCTGGCGCCGAAGTCCTTGACGACCGACCAGGTATTGACGCCGACTGCCTTCTGCAGCACGTAGCGGCCGGCCGCGGCGTATAAGCGGCCACCAAGCTCGAAGAATGTGCGGATGCCCTGCACCGCGTCGGTGGTGCCTGGAATGACGCTCGAGACCTGCGGGCCCTTGCACCACGGCCAGACGCTCAAGTCGACGCCCATCGCCTGGGCGTAGCGATAGTCCTGCCACTTGTCCTGCAGGCGCATGCCCATGCCCAGCGCCAGGCTCTCGTACGGCTCCTGGCGGTCACTCTGCGGGCTGGTGCCGCCGTAGCTGAAGTCTGGCGGTGCGACCTGGGCGATGTCCTGGGTTTTGGACGACACGAGCTGCGGCGCGCCGGGCTTGGCCTGGCCCAGCAGCAGGCCGGTCTTGTTGATCAGCATGTGGTACGGCCACGGCTCGCGGCGCGTATAGACCGACATCAGACGCTGAGCACCATCGGACCGAACACCCGTTTGCGCTTGAGCGTGCGCGCCGGCAGCGGCTCAGAGAAGTGCTTGCGGCACTGATCCGAGAACCACGCCGCGGCGGTCTGCTGGTCGCGGATCAGGCGCTGGTTGGCCATCGGCTCGAGCAAATGTCCGAAGCGCCGCCAGGCGATCGTCAGCGCCGAGCTGGTCAGCCACTCACGCTCGACCGGTGACTCGTCGTCTTCCAGGCTCAGGCCGCTCTGCTCACCATACTCACCACCGGCTGGGCGGCAGTGGTCATACGCGCGCTTGAGGCAGCGCAGATAGATCAGTTCGCCGTCGACGAAACTGCGCGTCCAGGTGTTCAGAAAGAACTCGCCGCCGTCGCGTTCAACCTGGCCCTGCACGATGCGCTCGAACGGGTCGACCTCGTTGCGGTCCTCGAACGGCGCCAGATAACCGACCTGCAACACATCGGTGGTGTCCTGCAGCCAGGGTGAGACAACTTCGAGCGTGTGCCGCGTCGCGTTGGCGGTCGGGATACACGCCACCTCGACCACCAGCCAGCACTGTTTCAGGCCGTCGTTGATCAGTCGATGCGTGGTTGGCACATCAAACGGCCCGCCGATTTCGAACCGCTCGCCGATGCCGTCCACGCCCAGCCCTTCCAGATCCTGGTACAGGTACGCCTCGAGGTCGAAGTAGGTGTAGTTCTCCAGGAACTCGTACGTGTTGCCGGAGATGAGCGACCACAGCGGCGTGATCCATGGCAGGTCCGGTGTGACCGTGCCAGTGCTGGGGTCGTAGTCCATCACGTAGCGGTACTTGTCGAGCTCCTGGACCACCGTCGGCCGATACAGCGGCCGATCCAGCAGACTGGTGCGGATGGCCATGCCCGAGGTAATCGGGTACTGCGAGCACACCAGCTTTGTGGTCGTCGAGCCGTCCGTGGCGCGCACCACATAGCTCTCGGGGCCAATGAATGGCCCGGCTTCGACCGAAAAGCTCGAACGGTACTCCAGCAAGCTGGGCATCAGATCTGGAATCCACCAACTCGCGCTACGAACGTCCTGAAGTCGTACGCCGGCGTCTGCTCGGCCTCGCCGTAGAAGACACTTGCCAGTTTGCCCATGTCACCTGAGGCGCTCTTGAGCAGCGGCACGTCAGTTGTCGCGTCGTAGCCGAGAGCCACCAGATCCGCTTCGGTCAGCGTGAGCAAGTAATTGTTCAGGTTGGTCGCGTTGCGCGTCCACGTCTGGATCTGCTGCGACAACTGCCCAATCTGCATGTCCAGGGTTGCTTTGGTAGTGATGTTGCCGACGCTCATGCTGCACGCTCCTTCAGCAAGTATCTGACTGCTTCCCACAGGAAGGGGATGACGCTGGTGTAGTACATGGCTGACGGCTCTCCGTCGGCATCCACGGAGACTGCCTCCGGCACTCTGGCGTGCCACTTGTCTGCGCTGAACCCGTATTCCCAGCGGTGGTCCGGGTCGTCCTTGCGCTGGTAGTGCAGACCGCGCAGGCTGTCATCCAGCAACACGTCCTGCCAGCAGCCGGGATCGATGACGGTGATGTGGTCCTTGACCTTCTCGTGTGACGTCTGGGTGTAGCCGCCAGGGGCGTTGACCGTCCAACTGGCACCAATCACCGCGCCGCCAGGTTCACTCCACGTCTGCCCGTTGGTGGCGAAGCGAATCCCGGGCACGTTCAAGGTGTGGGTGAAAGCGAACCAACTGCCGTTCCATGTGATGTTGATGCCGCCGTTGTTCGCAAAGTAGATCGTGCCGCTGTAGAGCGTCAGATTGCCTGGATACGCGAAAAGAGCGATGCCGGTGGCATAGCCCATTGAATTGATCTGGAGGTTGACCCAGGTATCAAGGCGGATGTCATTGTCGCTGGCACCCGCGTAAATCTTGGTATTGACGTCTCCCCACATCAGATTCTGACCGCGTGGCATGACGAGGCTGCCAGTGAGAGAGGCGCTTCCAGCGACCGAGAGCGTTCCGGTGTTGACCGGAGCGTAGGTGCTGCTCGCGCCCCAAAAGAAATGCGTCCCGCCGGCTCCGGCCAGATAGAGGTTGTTGCCGCCGGAACTTGCGACGGCGTGGCCTGTGTCCCCCAGGTAGAGCGTGGCAGCGCTGATCATCAATGGTGAGACGGCAAGCTGATACTGGGTACCGTCGAAGTACAGATAGTGGTTGCCATCAGTGCCAAAGAACAGGGCACCGCTGCTCGCACCGCGCGATGCGTAGGTATCGCCAGCTTTGAGCGTGCCCGCGACATTCAGGTTGCCGGGGCCTGCCAGCGAGCCGCCGACCAGCGGCAGATACAGCGCCGCCGCCTGAGCAGGCGTCTGGTACAGCGCGTCGGCCTGGGCCTGGGTAAACGGCGTGATCCACTGGGTGTTGTAGTTGGTTGCGTCGATCTTGCTCAGGACTTGCCCAGCCGTACCCCCAGCCGCCACGCCAGGACCGGTCGCGCCGGTAGCGCCAGGAGCTCCAGCGGTGCCCGGGTTGCCCTGCGGGCCTGTCGCACCGGTCGAGCCTGGTGGCCCGGGGACGGTACTGGCCGCGCCAGTGGCACCGGTCGCGCCGGTGTCGCCTTTTGGGCCCTGTGAGCCAGTCGCACCGGGTGGCCCGGGTACCGTCGAATCGGCCCCCGCAGCGCCCGTGGCACCCGGTGCGCCGGCGGGACCCTGTGGGCCCGGCACGGTCGAGGCAGCGCCCGTGGCGCCTGCTGGACCCACTGCGCCTGTGGCTCCGGGAGGTCCCGTGGGACCAGGCACGGTCGAGTCGGCGCCGGGCGCGCCCTGCGGGCCCTGTGGCCCAGACGGCCCAGTCGGACCGACGGGACCTTCCCAGGCCGGCGGCGTGCTGCCAGCCAGCGGCGGTGCAGGCACCCACTCGATTGGCTCGAGCGGCGGCGCGGGTACCTGGCCGGGCTTGAGCAGCGGCGGCGCCGGCGCCTGGCCGACCTGGTTGACCGGCTCGAGCCGCGGGTTCTCGGTCATGCGGGTGGCTGGGTCTGCACCTTCGCCTCGAGCGCTGCCACGCGGGCTACCAGCGCCAACCAATCCTCCGGCAGCACCAGCGTCGCGCGCGTACCGTCGTCCAGGCAGCAGCTATACGTGACGTGGCCGGTGTAGATCCAGTTGCCGTCGACATGGCGATTGGCGAACGTAGTCCGCGTGTCTGTCACGCCGACTCCAGCGTCACGTCGATCACCTTGCGACCGCGCTTTTTGATCACGATCGGCACGTGGATGCCGTCCTGCGCCTGGCGGTTGTCGCGGGTGTGCACCGCGTCACTGACCTGCTGATATACGCGCGCGTAGTCCGCCTCCGACTCCAGTCCAACCAGCGTCATCGCCGCGTCACGCGGCATGCCCAGCCAGGTCTCGGCGTCGACGACGTCCGGCGTGTTGGCGTCGCCGACGCGCATACCGTCCAAGCAGAACCCGTCGCGCTCGACGCGCACGATCTGCTCACGGCTGAGCAGGCTGACCGCCAGCTCGACCTGCTCCTGGTTCTGGCAGTAGCGCTTGCCCTGGTCGATCAGACTGATGCGGTAGAAGCCCGGACCAAAGGTGCACTCGGCGCGGTGCGCCGTCGCAACCAGCAGCTGAGGCTCAGGTCGCGCCAAGGACCGCAGCCTCGACCGCTCGCGCCGCCGTCACCCAGGCATCGCGATACTTCGATTCCAGCGCGTCCCAGCCAGGCAGATCGTCGCGGGTGGCCAGGCTCTTGCCGCCGGTCTGCATGCTGTACGCCTCGTACGCCGCGCGCGCCAGGTGTTCGTCAGCTTGTTGGCTCGGGCCCGCCATCGTCGTCGTCCTCATCTGCAGGCGGCTCTGTTGCCGCCGACTCAGGTGCCTCGGGTTGGTCCTCATCCTCTGGCTCAGCAGGGGGATCTGGAAGCGGTGGACTGGGATCCGGTTGCTCGCGCATGGGACTCCTCAGAAGGTGGTGACGACCATCGTGTTGGACACCGTCGTGCCCTGCGCGTTGGTCGCCTGCACGGTGCAGTAGTAGGTCGTCTTGGTTGTCAGCCCGGTAGCGCTGATGGTCTGCGCCGCGGCGGTGGTGCCGGCCGCGTTGGAAGCCATTGCCTGGGTCACGCCGTAGTTGAGCCGCGAGCTCGTCACCGTCGCGTCGAAGGTGACCGCGATGCCAAAGCCGGTGCTGGTCACGTTGGTGATCTGCAGGCTGGTGATCTTCGGCGCGCCGGCTGGGCCTGACTGGGTTACCCCGCCACCCGGCCGCGTGCCACCACCGGCGCTCAGGTAGCCCTGGCTGGCGTTGGCTGGCCAGGTACCTGGCTTGGCCACGCCAGGCGGATCGTTACCGGCGTAGTCGACCGGCGTGTGGGTCCACAGGCCCTGCGCCGCACCGACCTGGCTCTCGATGTCGGTGGCGTTCACTGGCTCGGCTCAGCCGCGGCAGGCGCCTTACCTGACTTCTCGTCCCAGTACGCGTTGATGTTCTCGATCTGTTGCTCGGCGCCCTTGGTGTAGCCCTTCCACTCGTAGTAGGGCACGTTCGCCAGCGGCACCAGGCAATCGGTGCCGTCGGGCTTGGTCATCGTCACCCAGGTGTTCGGGTCGATCTGGGGGTCGGGCCCGGAGACCGCCTTGGCGTAGCTGTTCGGCTCGAGCTCGAGCACCTCGGGCGGACTGGCCGGCGCGGGGTAGGCCGCCAGCGCCTCCTCGAGCGTCTGGGCGTTGACGGTGATGGGCTGCTGCGTCGGACTGGCGTCGACCACGGGTGTATCGGACATGTCTGCTCCCTGAGCCTCAGACTGACGAGCCAGCACGTCGCGGCGATCGTGCACGGCGTTGATGACGGTAACGCGCCCCTCGGCCTCGGCCTCGATGGCATCCAGCTCCTCGGACGTTGTCGCGGCGTTGGCCTCGGCGATCAGCTCGGCCGCCGACGGTGCGCTCACGTCGAGGTACTCCGACCTCGCGCCTGCTGGCGACGCGCCTGGTCAATCGGATCGTAGCCCTGACCCTGAATGAGTTCACCGGGCGCGCGGCCCTGGCGCGTGAGCATCGACTGCAGGCCCTCCAGGCTCTGCGTCTCGGCGGTCTCCACGCCGGCCATCAATCGCGCGTCGAGGGCTTCTTCACGCTGCTGCGCGCGCCTGGGCTGGATGACGCGGATGTCTTTGCCGGTGTCGGCCTTGATGTCCTTGAGGTACTCGCGGATCTCTTCGATGGTGTAGTCGTCGAAGGTGTCCTCAAGGTTCAGGTCGCGGTAGCGCTCGCCGGCGCGGCGGATGGCGTTGATCAGCGCGGCCTTCATGCGCTGTTGCTCGAGCAGCTTCGGAAACTCGACCTGGGTGTACTGCTGCTCCTCGCTCAGGCCGCCCTGGCGACCTGGCGCCTGACCCAGCATGCGATAGCCCTTGTCCTGGTAGTAGGCGCGGTTCTGCGGGTCGCCCTGGAGTTTGACGACGGTGCCGTCGGGCTTCAGGAAGTGGCGCAGTGGATAGTTGTAGTTCTGGCCGCGGCGGGGCTGAGACGCCTGGGGCGGCGTCTCTTTGAGCAGACTGTCCAGGAAGTCGCTGCCGCTGCCGTCTGGCGTCTCAGTCATCTCAGCTCGCTCCGTTGACCAGTACGCCGAAAGCGTCGCGCATCTCCTGGTGACCGTAGATCACCTCCGAAGCAAGCTTCCAGGTGAAGAAATCGATGTCGTAGAAGACGTGTGTCTTCGGCGTGCGCTGCTCGACCAGCGCCAGCGCGTCGCGGTGGAAAATCGCGCTGTTGGCCTGCCCGGCGGCCGGCTTGACCAGGTTGGTGGTGACCTTCAAGGTCAGCCCGTACATCTCGCCCAGCACACCGTTACGAACAGGCATGCTGCCTGTGCCGATGTACAGCGCGTTGCTCCAGCGGTCGAGTGCCAGCTTGGCCACCTTCTCGGCCGGAGTCATGATGAAAAAGCGATCGTCCTGCGGCACGTCGGCGTCGTCCAACAGCTTGATCGCGGCCAGCACGTTGGCATCCGAGGCCGCCGTGCCGAGGGTCCCGACGGTCTGTGAGAAGCCGGCGAAGTCGGTGGCCAGCTTGGTGTCGATGTCCTTGGCCAGCGCGTAGCCCAGCTTGCGCTGGTACTCGTTCTGGACGTCGATCTGGCTCTGGACCTTGACGATGTCCTCGATGCCGACCGCGGCGTACGACCAGATGTTGAGCACGATGGTGACGGCCGTCTCGGCGACGGTCTCATACACAATCGCACTGTTTTCGGCCTTGGCGCGAGCCGCCAGGTTGCCGATGCTGGCCACCTTGACGCTCTTACCAACGCTGGCGTCGTCCTCGAAGCCGCGGTTGACGCTGTCGGCGATGACGAGGTTGCTCTCGGTCGCGCGCAGTACCTGCTTCGACCAGATGTCTGGCGAAAAGATGCCGTCGGCGATGGTTTTGTCGACGAACTCAGAGGCCCCAGTGGCCATATTGGGTTACTCCAGCGTCTCATCCTCTGGAAAAGAAGGTGAGGAGATCAGCGCCGGGTGACGTCGACTCCGCGGGTCAAGCGGACTCGGACACCGTTCCGCGCGTGTCCGTTCTCGTCGAAATACCGCTCGTATTCCGCCAGCGACATGCGTTCGATCTCGGCATCCGTGATCTCGCGGACACCTGGGCTCGGACCACCGTTGCGTTCTGGCGATGGCTCAGCACCGACGGTTGCGCTGAGTTCGGCTTTATCCAGCGCCGGCTGGCGCTTCTTGAGTTCCGCCTCGGCCACGTGATTGGCTTTGGCCTCCACCAGGGCATCGAGGTACGCCTCGAAGCTGGCGAAGTTGCGTCCAGAGACCTGTGCCTGCACCTCGGCCGGCAGCTTGCTCTGGAACTGGGTCACCTGCTGCATGAATGGCTCGCTGGCTTGCACCTGCTGGACCTGCTGCGCGCGGGCTTCCTGTTCGGGTGAATACAACTCTCCTAAGCGGTACAGATCACCGCGCCGCCAGGCGTCCTGTCGTTCGCGCTCGGCAACCTCGGCAGCTTGCTGGGCAGCTTGCTCGCGGGAGACCCGCTGGGCCATGTTGCCAATCCAGCCGCTGATCTGGGGATGCTTCTGGAGCTCGTCGAGCGGGACGTTTTTGAGAATGGTTGCCAGCGCCGTTTGCGGGTCCGTCGACTCGCGCACGGTCTGCATCCATTCCGGCGGCGAGGCGCCCTCGGGCGAGCCGGCGGTAGGAGGTGGTCCCGACCCGTCGGTCTCGCCCTCAGGCCCCGCAGCACCCTGAACGACTCCGGGAGTGGAGGCAGGTGCTGCAGGTTGCCGCGAAGCACGGCCTGTGCGACGTGCTCGCGGCTCGCGCGATGCGGTCTCTGATGGAGCTTGCTCCTCGACCACGCGTGAAGTCTCGACCTCCTCGAGTAGGTCCGGGTGGACGCCGCGGTCGCTCATCGTCACGGCTTCTTGCCCTTGCTCGTCTTCGGCAGCTTGCTGAGGCTCACACCCTTGAGCTTGTTGCGCGCGTCAGCTGGCTTGAAGCCCGGAATCTGCCCACCGGCCGCCGCGCCAAACAGCTTGGCCTGCGCCTGGCTGGTGGGTTTCTTGTACGGACGGTTACCGGGCATCTGAGCTCCTAACTGCCGGGTCGCTTGACCGTACCGTATGTCGACGGTGCTTGAAAACCTGGCAACGTGTTCTTGATCTGCTGCTGCGCGTCGGCCGGGTCCAGCCCGTACTTCTCTTGCATGCCCTGCAGCACCAGATTCTGAGTCGTTTGCGGCGCTCTGAAGAATTGCACCGAGTCAATTTTGTTCGGGGTCGGGATGGCGTCCAGGATTTGCTGGGTGCTGGTCTGATTCGCCTGCGGGCTCTGGATGTCCTGGATCATCTGGGTCAGGTAGCCCACGCCGGCGCTCGGTGCGCCGCCCTGGCCGGCCGTGCCCAGGCCCTGGACCTGGTTGGTCTGGCCGAAGCCGGCCACCGGTTGACCCTGCAGCAGTTGATTGAGCTGACCCATGGCGGCCTGCTGCTTGAACGGGTTGGCCTGCATCTGATTGATCAGGTTGACCAGCCCGGTCTCCTGCGCGTACGCCTGCTGCTGTGCCGCCAGCGTGGTATCGCCAGCCTGCGGAGCTGCGCCAGAACCGCCGTAGAGCTGCGCGTACTGCGCCTGCGCTGCCAGTGTCTGCTGACTGCCGGGGGGCTGGCCCGTTGGACCGTACACGAACACGTTCGGATCGGTGCCACTGGCAGCCAGCTGTGGCTGCACGAAGGCCCAGTAATTGGCCGCCGCGGCGTCCGGATTGCCCCCCGCGCCCGTGAGAAATGCCTGCTTGTCGGCCGGATTGGCGCGTGCATTGAAGGCGTCGACGGCGATGTTGCGCTGCGCCGTACCCGGCGCCGTGTAGGTGCCTGTCAGGCCCGCCACCTGGGCCGCGATGTTGGCCTGCTGGTTCTGGGCTGCCAGGGTTGGCGCACCTCCGTAAGTGCCGGTGACGCCCGCCTGCGAGATACCGAAGTTCTGATTGAACTGGCGGATCTGCTCGTTGAGTTGATCCGTGCTCAGGCCGAACGTCTGATTGAACTCACGAATGGTCTCGTCCAGCGCGGCTTTGTTGCCGCTCGCCGCGGCGCCGAGCAGCTGGTTGATGCCAGCCTGCAGCTGCTGCGTCCCAGCGCCAACCGTCGTCTGCGCACCCAGCTGGGTGCCCGGCGTCGGACTGGTGCTCAGATTGGGTGTGCTGGTGAATTTCGAATCGGCCGCTTTGGCTGCGGACAGGTCGCTCGGGGTCGCGGCGTTGGCGTACGCCTGGTTGATCGCCGCGTCGGTCAGCGGGCCGTTGTAACCAGCCGCCAGGACCTGTGCCTGACGATCGGCTTGCGTCTGCGCAGCTGCCATCAGGCGGCCACCGGCATGCCCACGGTCTGGGGTGCCATAAACGGTTGCGGCGGCGTCGGCGACATGGCCGGCGCGGTAAAGCCGCCGGGTACGCCCCACGGAGCTCCCGTATTGCTTCCGACGACCTGACCCGTGGCTGGCATGCCGGCACCGACGCCCGGATAGGCGCTGCCGTACGCGGTCCAGGGGTTGGGCGAGCTCGCTGGGCCACCGCCCGAGATATTGATGTTGATGGCGCCCTGCGCCCCCTGAGCACCCATCGACGGCTGTGCCGAGCGCACCGGTGCCAGCAGCGCTGGATTAGCTTGCGAGGCTGCCAGACGTCCAGCGGGAGTGTCTTGAAAGCCGGCCGTGTTCATGGCAGCTGTGCTGGCCTGCGGGTTGAACGGGGTAGTCCCTGTCAGCGGCGCGGAGACCGCGCCACCGGCGCCAGCAGCTGTCGTCGGCCCACCCGTGACCTTCTGACCGGTCGCCGCCGACCACTTATCCAGCAGCAGCGACAGCGTGGCGATCGCCTTCTGGGTGACCGGATCCGCGGCATTGGATGTCGGATCCGCGGCAGCCACCATGCGCGCCGCGGCGTCGAGGGTGGCCTGACCACCGCTCAGCTCAGCCGTCCAGCCAGCCAGGCCCTGCACCAGGTTGGCGCCCAGGTCCGACGGGATCCCACCGGCCGCGCCAAAGTTCTTATTGCCCAGCGCGCTGCCCATCAGGTTGCTGAGCGCACCGGTGGCCTGTGCTGCTCGAGTCGACAGCAGCTGCGCGCCGGCCTGCGCACCTTGAGTGGCCTGGCTTCGAGCGTTGGTCAGCAAGTTGTTGGCAGCCGTAATGGCGTTGGTCTGCGTCTGCGAGTCGGCCGTGGCCTGTGCCGCGGCAGCTGTCTGGGCTTCGACTGCCTGGTTGTGGCGTGCAGCTTCGACATTGCTGGCCGCGGTCGAAGCTGCGTTCTGCTGGTTGACGCTGAGCGTGCCCTGCGCGATCTGATTGGCCTGCTGCTGAGTCAGCCGCTCAGTGTCGATGCGCTGCTGGTTCTGGGCATCGGCGATGTTCAGGTGCTCGCGGTTGGCGACGTTCATCGCCTCGTCCTGCGCGAGTTTGATGGCTGCCTGATCCGAGCCGGCCTGCTCGATCTTGATGCGCGCCTCGTTGATCGCCTGATTGCTGGCCGCGACCTGGGCGTTGGTCTTGGCGTTGACCAGCGCGATATCGTTCGCGGTCTGCGAGTTCTTGTTGTTGTCGCTGGCGATCTTCAGCTGGGCGTCGATCTGCTGCTGGGTCAGACCCTGGCTCTTCAGGGTCGCGTCCATCGTCGCGATCTCCTGATCGGTCATGTTCAGACCGCGCGAATCGACGTTCTTCTGTCGATTGGCTGCAGTGTCCTGCAGGTCCTTCAGGTCCTGATTGGCCTTGGCCGTGGCTGCCTGCGACGCCGCCACAGCGGCCGCAGTGGTGCTCTGGTCCTTATCGTTGGGCTTGACACCCTGCTCGACACCGGTGACGTTCCAGTCCAGCTGGTCGAGGCCGACGTTGGCAGCGTTAACGCCTTGACCCTGCGGCCGCATGGTGACCGTGCGGACTTCGCCGTTGGGCCCAAGCAGCGTCAGCTGCCAGTCGACCGAAGCACGCCCGGGTGCAGCTGTTGGCGTGCCCTGCGACGTCTTACCCGGCTGGACCAGCGAGTTGGGATCAACCGTGACGCCGTCCTTGTCGGGCTTGGGCGTCGGCACGCCGCTGATCGACCACTGCGTCGGGTCGAGCTTCAGCGCACGTAAGAACTCGTCTGGATCAGAGAAACGTGCCATTAGCGGCTCCCGGCGCCCACTGTACGCCCGACTACTGTCTTACCCTCGGCAACGCGCGCATTGAGCTCACCCGCAGGTGTCATGCGCTGCCACAGCGTGGCCATGTCCGGCTCGGCACTGCGCAGCTTGCTGGCCAGCATCTTGGCCTTCTGATTGTCGGTCTGGTTCTGGTACGCGGCCGAGTTGACTAGCTGACCGACGGCCTTGTCGATGGCCTGCGCGCGCTGATAGGTGAGCTCGCGCTGCTCGCTCTCATTCAGCGGGATGGTGCTACCGCGCAGGCTGACCTGCGTTGGCGCCTTGGTCGGACCAGGGATCTGATACCCCAGCCGCTGTAGCCGATTCGTCTCGGCATCCAGGTCGCTGACCGGCCGCGTCTGCATGCCCAGCAGTTCGCCAAAGCCAGCCGAGCGACGCTCTTGCGGCTCAGGCGTGGTCATGGATGGCTGAGACGGCAGCATGCCCTCGAGGCCAGGGATACGCGCCTGCTCGCGCTGCAGGAACTGCTGCCAGCCCTGATTGCTCGGATCACGCAACACCGGGTCAAACGCCGCGGTGGCCTGCGTCAACGCCGCACCGGTGGGCAGGTAGCGGTCGATGTAGCTACCAGCCAGCGAGCCGGTCGCGCCGGCCAGATTGCCCTCGCCCACCTGGTTGAGCGTCTTGATCAGGTCCGCGGCGTAGAACTGGTTGGCCATCGTCTTGCCGATGGCGTTGTACATACTCTTGACGTAGTCGGGGTTGGGCTTCGCGCCCTCCTTGGTCAGTGCCTCATACATGGCTGCCGGCGCCGCGATTGGCAGCGCCCAGGCACCCCAGTTGGAGTAATCGAACCACTGCCCGCCGATGCGGATGCCACTGGGATGCTCCTTATCGTCAGGCCCGCGGATGTTGCCGTTGAGCACGTTGGCGATAACCGCTGTGCTGACCACGCTCTGCGTCAGGAACTCGCCCGTAGCTTCTTGCATGGCGTGCTCGTCACCCGCGCGCCAGGCTTTCGCGAACTTGATCGCTGCCAGGCTCTCGCCGACGACGGGCATGCGCTTGCCGCCGATGTTGAAGATGCGTCCTGGTACTGCGGCAAACGGCACGCCCGCGTCGAGCAACAACCCGGCCGCCTGATGTTTGAGATCCGGCGCAGCCAGCAGCTTGTTCTTGAGCTCGCTCAGCCCCTGGCCTGGCCCTTTGCCCTCGCCGAACACCGACAGGTTGGCCATCTTCTGACCCGCGTCGTCCAGGCGTTTCTGATTAGCGCCCAGTAGCGCGCTGAGCGGCTGTCCGGGATTCTCGCGAATCAACCGCTGGCCCTCGGAGCCGGCGCCCATCGCCCAGCCCAGTGTGCGGAAAAAGTCGTCGGTAGCCCCCAGCGCGCGCAGTGCAAACCACTTGGCTGGCGTGGTGCCCTGCGCTTCGGTCATCTGCGTACGGCCGCTGCTGAGCGTCTTCGCGAAGTTGGTAAACGCGTCTGGCAGCGCCTGACCGGCCGCGCGGAGTCCAGCAATAGCTTCATCACCGTTACCCCCAGCAGCCGACACCAGCGGCGTCCTGGCGAGCTCGACCAGCTGGCTGATGATGTTGGTGGTGTGCGTCTTGATGCCCGAGAGCAGGTTGTTCTTGGTGAACGCACTGACGTTCTGCGCCAGCGTCTGCGGCGGATTGACCAGCGGCATGCCCGGCAGCGGCAGGGGATTGGCTGGCGGTCGCAGGCCACGCAGGTCGTTGTAGTTCGGACCAAGGCCGTGCTGCGCCAGCCGCAGGGCTGTACCGGGAGCGGTCGCGCCCAACACACCCGCTGCTACATCACGCGCGAAACGATCGCCAGTATGCGACTTATCTTCGTCGGACATGGTCGCTTCCTGGCTGGCCACGCCCGCTGCAGCGCCGCCCAGCTGCAATGCCAGACGCGGGTCAGCCGCCCCGCCCTGCCGGTTGGCGATGACGTTGCGAGCCTTGTCGACGCCGGTGTCGAACAGCACGTGCACGTCGTGACTGATCGGACTGCCCCGCGCGTCCGTCATCGGAACGCGCTGCCCACCGGGGTAACTGATGCCATCAAAACCAGCCGCCTTGAGCGTGTCATTAGCGAACTGCTTGTTGGTGTTGGCCAGCGCGTCATACAGGTCTTGACCAGTCGCCGTCGGACCGCTGGTGTAGCGCTCGACGTCTCGAGCCACCATCTGGTCGCGGTAGTCGTTGCTCGAATTGAGCACGTCCAGCACGGCGTTTTTGGTGTCCTGGTCGAGGGGTGCCTCGATGTTCAGCATGTGCAGGTTGGGCGTGTCCTGCAGACTGCGAGTGGTTTCATCGAAGACCTTGGGCACGTTAGTGATGTCGGGCAGCTCAACTGCCCGAACGTTCGGCCCGGAGCGCGGGTTGTACTCAGCAATCTGCTGCTGCAGATCTTGTTGCCGCTGGTTGAGCATGGAACGGCGACGGTCCGACAACCCCGGCTGCGCAAGTTGCGAAGCCACGTCCTGCAAGTCGGCCTGCAGGGCACTGAAGTCATCGGGACGTGCCTGCGCGTAGCCCGGCGATACGACACTGCCAGGTTGACGCTTGACTGAACTGCTGAGCCACGACGGACCCACTTGTTCACCCCCCTCAGCCACTACACCGCCGGCCACTTCCGGGCTGGTGGTGGTGTAGTAGCCGGGCCCGAACAATGCTTCGGGGTCGCCAGCGCTCGCGGCGGGCTGCTCAAAATCGGCGCTGGTGCCGTGGTACACGCGCGTGACCTGCTGCTTGACCGCGGTGGCGATCTCTCTGAGCTTGTCCGTGTCGAGCGTGCCGGCTTCGTTCTTGACGAAGTCGCCGATCGGACCTTTGGCCAGGTCAGCCATGATGTCTTCGACACTCGCACGCGCCCAGCGACCAGCACCGCTGACCGCTGCTCGAGCAGCGTCTCTGACCTGTGGGATGGAGCTACCCAGCGCCGCGGCCCAGCCGAATTGCGTCGCGTCATGCGTCGCCTGGAACGCCGCGCGGTCGGCCGCACGCTGTGCGGCACTGCCTGCGAAACGTTCCTCGGCACCGATCGGGATAGCAAAGTTGGCTGCCTGGCCCAGGATGTCCGCCAGCGGCGTCGCGCCCAGCACCGGCAGGTTGACCGTGACCGACGCGGGGATGATGCCGGCCGATTTCAGGAACGCTGACAGTGGGCCTGAAACGTCTGGCCCCTGGCTGCCAGGCGGCGGGGTCGCTGCACTGATGCCAGCCCGAATCTCCTCAGGTAGTTGCCGGCCCGTGATCGCTTCGGCCGTGCTCACGCCCGGCATGAACGGCGACTGCTCGGTCTGCTGGCGCTGGGCTTCGGTGCTGGCGGCCTGGATGTCTTGACCGAAGTGGCCCAGGTTCTCGGGCGCCTGCTGGATGTCCTGCAGGTTCTGCCCCAGCGTGCCGCCAAGCGGGCTGGGCGCCTGGCCGGCGATGTTCGCGGCGCTTTGCGTCAGCGGGCTCTGGATGACATTGTTCGCGGCAGTCTGCAGACCGCTGAGATCCAGCGGCTGAACGTTGGCGCGCGCCTGCTCGATCTGGGCGTTGACCTGATCGCGACGCTGCTGGCTCTGCTGCAGGTAGTCGTCGAGTTGCTTCTGCGCCGCGTCGCGGGCGGTCTGTAACTGCTTGAGTGCCTGATCGCCCTGGTCCTGCAGGCTCTGCAGCTGCGTCCGTCCAGCGTTGAGCACGTCCTGGGCCTGGCTGGCCACCTGGCCACCCTGTGCGACTGTTCTGTTGAGTGCGCTCTGAGCAGCACTGCCCGCACCTGCCAGCGCCTGCTGGCCGGCGCTCTGCAAGCCTCCAGCCGCGTCGATTGCGGCGTTGGTCGTGCCGCCCAGACGATTCTGGATGCCCTGCACGATGGCCAGGTACTCCGGCTCGGCCGCGGTGAAGTAGCCGCCGCTCTTCAGGCCATGGACGAATGTCGGCAAGTCAATCGCGCCGACGGCGTTCTTATAGCTGCGCTGCAGCAGGTCGATCCAGGCGTTCACCGCGTCCAGTGGGCTGTCGTACGCCGCGAATGTGGCGTTCTGGGTCGTGCCGCCGTATTCGCCCTCATGCGTCTGCATCGTCGTGCCCGGCTGACCGGCAACCGCCTTGACGCCGAACAGTTCATTGCCCGCGGCCTTGCCGTAGTTACTCTCGCTGGCGGCCATGGCCGTCACCCAGGACGGATCAATGCCCAGTTTGGTCGCCGCGTACGCCGCGTATGGGGCGAAGGATTTGGCGAAGGCCTCGGGGCTGCTCGAGTCGATCGCGCCGCCGGTGGCCGCGTTGACGGCCGTCTGAGCGCTCTGCACCGGGCCCTGGCCACCGTTGGTGGGGACGCTCGGGTTGTCGGCGAACAACGCACCCTGCAGTTGGCCCATGCGGCCCTGCATCTGGCTGGGCGTCATCCACTCGCTGCCACCCCTGAGATCCAGCCCACTACGGCCGACATGAAAGGCGCCACTGGTCGGGTCGTACCCGTCGGCAAAAAAGTAATGGCCTGGAGTCGAAATCGTGACGGGGTTGCCTGTTTGCGCTTCCTTTGCGATCGCGTCCCAGTCAGCCCCAACGATGTGCGTCGCTACGCCGAGCTTGTCCATCAGCGCTTTCTCAGAGGTGATGCCGGCCATACCGTTCTGGCTGGTCCAGCCCACCTGCGCTGCCAGGTCAGTCGCTTCTCTGAGCGTCGGGTTGCGGCCGAACATCTGCGCGAACCTGACAGCGGCTGCCGGTCCACACGCGGCGTACGCCTCGTCCGCGGTGAGCTGTGGGTCGCCGAACTGACTGGTGCTGTCGGCCGTGCCCTGATTGCCGGTGGTGCTGACCGCCCGATCCAGTGCTCGAGCGCCCTGGTCGACCGCGGCTCCAACGGTCTGGCCGGCGCCGGAGACGGCACCGCCGACCGCCTGTCCTGCGCTGCTGACACCGTTGAGCACGTTGCTGCGGGCCTGCTGCTCCCACTGATCGAACTGCTCCAGCGGCGAGGGACCTGTGCCTCCCGAGACCCCCGAGTCGACAGCAGACGCCGCTGGAGCGCTGGGCAGTGTGCCTGACGCTGTGGTCGTCTGCGGTTGAGATTGGGACTGCGACTGGGCAAGCGTCTGCGCGCGCTGCTGAGCTTCCCAGGCATTGAACTGGTCCAACGCGCTCTGCGCTTCGGGAGCAATCGCCTGCGCGACCGGCTGCGTCACCTGGGTAGTGGTCTCAGGCGTTGACTGGACAGCGGTGTTGACCGCCGTGCCGACGTTACTGGCTGTCTGGCCGACTGCCGTGGCCGCCGTGTTGACGGCCGTGGCTGCCGTATTGGCTGCAGCCAGCGCCCTGGCGCGCGCCTCTTTTTCCCAGTTGTCAAATTGGTCCAGCGCGTTCTGGGTCGCGTCGTCCGCCAGCAGGAAGCCGCCGGGTCCGGGCATGACTACAGGCCTGGTGGCAGCGTTGGCGGCGGCTGCGGCGTCGGTGGCGCGGCCTGCTGCTGTTGCGCCGCAGCGAGAGCCGCCTGCACCAGCGCCGGATCAAGCGGACCACCGCTGGGCAGTGAGGGTGCAGGCTGAATCGGTGGCGCAGCTGCAGGCGGCGGTGCGAGCGACGGCACCGGCGGCGGCAGCGCCGCGAGCGGGGTGGCGGCTTCGATCGGATTCTGGCCGGCTGGCGGCTGCAGCGTCGGCGGCAGGTTGTCGGGGTGCACCACTCCAATGCTCTGCGCGATGCGCATGAACTGCTGTGGGTCGCGCTGGGCTTCGGTACCGAGGTACTCGCGGTCCTGCGCCAGGAACGCCTGGCGATAGCGCTGCTCAAGGGTGGCCTCGCTGACGTGGGCAATGTCTGGCTCGCGAGCGTCCGGGCTCTGGCCGAACAGCTGGTTGCCAATCACCTCGGCGTCGCGGTTGACCTCCTCGGTGATTTGATCCCGCAGCAGTGCGACTTCGTTCTGGCCAGGCATCAGTGACCCAGCTTCCAGATGTGCATCAGCTGTGCTTCCCGAACAGGAAGCCGGATGTACCCGAGATAACCACTAGTGCGCCCTTGGTCACCTCATCACTCTCCGGGCTGAGGATGATCCAGGTCATAGCCACGATCACCACCAGCGCCAACACCGCCTGGATGCCCACCTTGGCGAGCTCGAGCTGGCGATCGGTGAGGTCCACATCAGTACCGAATGCTCTGCTGCGCTGCTGGCAAGCCCCCGGCCGGCACCCCCGTGGCACTCCCAGCGGCTGCCATGACTTGCGGACCCGGTGGCGGCTGCACGCCAGCACCGTTGGGCGCGGCCGCCAGCGCCCCGAGATCAGGCACGTTCGGCTGACCTTCAAACACGCCGGGTGCCGGCGCGCCCTGCGGCGTCGGCTGGGCCTGACTGGCCAGGATGCCGTTCTGCGCCAGGTCGCTGGCTTGCTGCGCGAGCTGCAGGATGTCGCCGCGGCCGGCGAACATGAACACCTGCGAGTCGAGCCACTTCTGGTACTGCGGCGTCTGCCGAATCCGATCGCGCTCCTTTGAGCGGCGGATCTCGTCCGGGTTGTCGCCCAGGTACTCGACCGCCTCATCGCTACCCCACGTACCGGCCGCCAGCCGCTCGTGCGCGTAGCGGGCCCGCATCATGTCGTCGGTCGGCAGCTGCTGCTGCACCTCCCACTGGATGCGCACTGGCCGCTCGAAGTCTTTCGGGGCCAGGCCGATATAGCCGTCCTGGCCCAGCTGGTTGTCGTTCTCGCCCGCCGAGTAGCCGACGTAGATCTTCTCTTTGACCTTGTAGCGGGCCAGGTCCCACAGCTTCTCGGTCTGACCCTTGAGCAGCGTCTGCAGTCCGTTGCTGACCGGCGCGACGCGGGTTCTCGAGTAGCTCAGCACCTGGCTGATGGCAAAGCCGGCGCCCTCCATGCCGCCGAGCGTGGTCACCTTGGGGCTCTCCAGCTGCGCAATGGCGGTGTCGACCAGGCTCATGTGTTTTTCCAATGTGCTCGGGTCGGGGTACTCGATGCGCGCGAGCTGGCGACCAGGGCCGTTGTTGATGATCTCGCCCGGCAGTGGCCCCGGATCCCGCTCGCGCGGCTTGCCATCGTTGCCGATGATCGGCGCGGCGCTCGAGTCGCTGAATGACTGCAATGGGCTGAGCAGATCGCGAGCGACATATTGCGCATGCATCGCGCGCAGGTACTGGCGGTACTTCACTAACCAGAGCTTGGTCTGGGAGATGCCCCAGCCGACCTTCCGGTTCCGCCAGTAGGACATCCACAAACCTGGGCCGAAGTCGTAGGGCACGCCAAACGGGTAGCCGTGCTCGAACTGCTTGACGATCGCCGCGGTCGGGCTGCCCTTGTAGTTGGTGCCGGCCACCGACCAGGTCACCCAGCGCTCGTCCCAGTGCTCGTGCATCGTGACGGCGTACGGCAGCGTGCGCGGGTTGTTCTCAGCCTGGGGTCGGCCGAGCTCCTCGGGCACGATGTTGCCGTCGGGGTCCAGCCCGAGACGGTAGCGCCGCAGCGTCGAGCGGAGAGGACGCTCGGTGACTTCGAGCACCTCGCACAGCGTGCCGTACGAGTAGACCGGGTAAATGCTGCGCGGGTCGACGTACTGCCAGGCGAACGGCGGGCCCGAGATCTTCTTGGCATCCTCGGTGGCGCGGTCGTAGCTGGCATACGCCTCGGTGGTGTCGTCCGGACTGGGGGGGTCGAGCGAGTAGCGCAGGTCCCAGGCGTCGCGCACGTACAGGATCTTGCTCCACGCCCCGCCGTCGTTGAGCGCGCTGTCGGTGCACTGAGACATCGTGTCCTGGCCTGGCTCGCGCGTGCCGCACTCCCACAACACCTCCTCGGTCCAGTGCTCGCGTAGGCTGGCGTTGGTCTGCGCCGTGTCGCCCTCGCCGGCCTTGAGCGTGAGTTTCGGGCGCTCCATGGTCATAATCGCCGTCTGCTGGAACGCCTCCTCGGTGACGTCCGGGTCGCGCGGATCGACGTGGACCAGGACGTAGCGCTGGTCGGCGCCTTCCATGGCTGGCACCCGCATTTCGCGCTGCCGGCGCGCGTCATCCAGCTGGCGGTCGTCGTCCAGGTAGAGATCGCCGAGCTCACTCGCCAGCGAGTTCAGGTACTCGGCCGTGGGTGGTTTGAGGCTGGTGTCGACGGCCACTAGCGCATGCCCTGTTGGAGAAAACGCTGCCAGGTGTCGTACAGCCGCGCGCTCGAGCGCACATCGGTCGGCGTGCCCGTCACGTGCTGGCCGGTGACGGTCAGAAACCGTTTGCGGGTGTACATCTCAACCCAGTCGCGCCGGCGGCGGCCCTCGGGCAACAGGCCGCGTACGAACACGCGCAGGCCGTCACGCCCGGGCGTCCGCTCGGTGTAACTGTTGAGATCGCGCAGGATGCGCTCGGCGTCGGCGCGGTGCTCTGAGACGTGGTCGAGGTCCACGCCCACGATGCCCCAGCGCTCGTCCAGCGCGAAACTGATGCCATCCCAGCCACCGGGCAGGGCGCTGACCGGTGCATCGTGATACGCACGGTACGCCTCCTCGAACGAGCGCCAGGTCTCGGCGTCACTCGGCTCGGCCTTCTGGGGTGGGTCGGTGTCGGGAATGTACGGCGGCTTGCTCCATCGATCGTTGTCGTACTCGTAGCGCCAGCACGCCCAGGCGCGGTGATAGCGCAGCTGGCCGGGGATCTGGGCAGGCACGACGCCGAGCGGGCCCGCGTCGGGTGGGGGCTTCTGCGGCGCGCGCGCCTTCGGTGTCTGGAACTGCTCCATCCAGCGCGGACCCGCCGCGCTCTCACGGGTGGTCGGCCTCACGTCAGCTCTGCGCGCGAGTGTAGCGCCGGATGTTTCACGCGGAATGTTTCACGCCGGCGTGGGGTATAGTCGGCGCCCCGGCCCAGGTCACGGGCCGAGTCACCTCGCACAACGAAGGGGAATCTTCGCCATGCACACACGATCCTACGCGCGCCGCTGGGCGCTGGGGGTGGCTTTCGCAGCGCTGCTACTAACCGGCATCTTCGTCGGCAGCGGCCTGGCAAGCGCCGCAGCGTTCTACTACTACATCGCGCCGGGCACGAAGTCGTACAACGAAGCGCTGGCGCACGGATGCAGTCCATTCGCGGCAGACGCTTCGACGTTGCGGGGGACCGATGGCAATGCCATCGTCCGTTGCCCAATCTGGAACCGCTGGGGCTTGAGCTGAGGTCTTCACCGGCTGAACGCATAGCTCGAGCGCGTCGGTGCTGAATCGGTCGCCGCGCCCTGCCACGCCAGCGCCAACGCAATCACCGTGTCGTCGTGCAGCCCCGGCGGCGCCGCGTAGCGGACCATGCCCGTCTGGGTCATGCTGGACTCGAACGCCTGCAGCTCGCCCGTCTGCACCTTGTCATCCAGCAGCGTCACATCGCCGCGCTCGATCGCCAGTGACAGTGCCTGGATGACCGCGGCCTTGGTGGCGTTGGTGCTGGTCCAGGCCTGCAGCGGCAGCGCCGGCCGCGGGCCCTCGACCAGCGTCTGGTAGCCGCGCTGCAAGCGCTCAACCAATGGCCCACCCATGCTGTTGGCCTCGGCGACGATGAGCCGCGGGTGGTACGCGCGGGCCCAACGGTGCAACCGCTCGGTCTGGAAGTCGTAGTCGATCTGGTTGAAGCGGTCGATGGCGACCTGCTCGCGGGTTGTGGCATCCAGGATGCTAAAGACCGTGAAGTCCAGGGTGCGCGCCCAATCCACTCCAATGACGTATTGGTGAAAGCGCTCCGGTGGCCGGCGTTGGAGGCGGGCCACCGCCTTGACGCCACGGAACACACCGGCGCCCTCGATCTCCAGGAACTGCGCCAGGTACTCCTGCGCGAACACGCGCTCGGGCGTGATGCGCCGCGCCGCCTCGATTTCCTCTGGCCGAATGTAGGGACTCGCCGACGACGGCAGCTGCCACGCCATCCACTCCGCTTCGAGCGGATCCATTCCCAGCTGGAACAGCCGATGGAAATAGTTCAGGCCCTTGGGCGTCGACAGGAACCACGCGTCACCAGCTAGCACGCTCAGCGTTGGTCGGAGTGAGGCCTGCCAGACTCGCTCCAGGTCCCGCACCATCGCGGCCTCGTCGATGACGATCCGTTCGTAGCGCCGGCCGCGGCCAGCGTCCGGGTCGTCGAGCGACCAGCAGTCCACGGTGCCGCCGCCGGACACCTCGATGCGGTGCTGTTGCTCGCTCTTGGCAACAGTGACCGGCTCGAGCAGATCGCGCAGCGAACGCCACACCTGGTCGAGGTACTTGTAGGTCGGCGCGAACCATGCGCACGCCATGCCGTCGGACGCACCGCGTGCCACGCGCTCGACGCCGAGTGTGGTTTTGCCCATCTGGCGACCGCACACCGCGACATTGAAGCGCCGCGCCTCAGCCACCATCTGCTGCTGCGCCTGATGCAGCGTCGGCAGGTTCCGGGAGTCCAGGCGTAGTGTTGTCGCTGTCGACGGGGCGGAATCCGGCGAGAACACGAATGAGCGTGTCGCGCTCGGCGACCACGAGCTCGGCAAGGTCGGCAGCGGATTGTTTTTCAAGCCACTCTGCGCGACTTGCTGCCTGAAGCTGAACACGTAGCGCCTGGACGTGGTCGGCGACGAGGTCATACAGCAGCTCCGCGACGGTGTCGGGATCGCGCGCGCGTTGGCGGGTTGCAACCGTCGCAACTGGCGCGGTGGTTGCAACCCAGCGCGAGACGAGCCCTTTGTTGAGTTTGAACTGCGCCGCGACCTGGGCGATCGTCGTGCCGGCGAGCACCGCGGCCACGGCCTGGGCGCGCAGCTCGGGCGAATGCGGGACGCCGCGCGGCATTCACTGCCTGCCGACGGTGGAGTTGGGCTTGAGTGCGGCCTGAAGCAGCTGCATGACGGCGACCTGGGGATCTGGGTCGCCTGGCCAACGCGGATTGGTCAGCGTGTTGAGCGCCCGCTGCATCACCGCACGAAGGCGAGCCACCTCGTCGTAGTGCCACGACAGGTCGTGACGTAGCCTGGCAACCTCGGGTGGATCGTTGATCATCGTCGTCTACGTGGACCCCCGCAACACCAGTCGCACCTGCTGATCGCAGCACGACAGCGGCTCATGCCTGCTCGTCCACAACGCGGGCACGCAGAGCAGCTGCCGCGTCCTCGGCATCGCGATCGCCCGATGCGAGCCAGTCGAGCATGTTGACCTGACCGGCGAGAAAGCCATTGACAAACTCGTCAGTCCAATCGCTGAGGTCCGTACCGAGCGGTTCTTTCTTGGCTCGTTGACGCAGCAGCGGCCACCTCGGGTCAGCCATGGGCACGTCGGTTCGGCGCCAAAACGCGTCGGCGGCGCCACACTTCGCGCAGCAATTTCGAGCGATCTTCGCGCACATTTTCGCGATCGAAGCGCACACGATCGGCGCGGACATACTGGCCCTCGGACTCGAACATTGCGGCCAGATGATCCAGCCGCACGAGCTCCACGGCGAGGGCGTGGCAGCGTTCGCGGGCCGCCAGATACCAGTCCGCGCTGAGCGTGGTCGTCACGCTTCCGCCTCCGCCGCTGCTTTGGCAGTCGGGCAATAGGCCCAGTGCTCTGAGCGTGTTCTGGCGAAGGTTGGGCAGCACGCTGGCTCTTGGGGCTTGTCAGGAGCCCGACGTGGATGCACGCCGTTGGGCGCAGCGCCGTTGCTCATCAGCGCGTCAGCGCTGACGTCACGGGGGGGAAGAGGGGG